TCGGTGCCGGATCGAGTCTGACCAACAGCCCGAACATGGTCGGCACGACGGTTGCACAAGGTGTGGCTGCACTTGCCAATCCGACGTTGTTCCAAACGGTTGGAGGTCGTGTACTGACGGGCCTCACGTCCAACGTGAATATTCCGATTGTCACCTCAGCTGCTACGATTGCATCGGCTGCGGAAGGTGCTGACGTCAGCAACGCTTCCACTGCAATCGGCAACAAGTCACTGACGCCGACCCGCTACGGTGCTTTCGTTACCGTTACGGAACAGTTGATGATGCAGGGCGGCCCTGCTGTCGAACAGCTGATCACCAACGACATGGTGACCGAGCTTAACCGGCAGATTGACAAGGCTGCGTTTGATGCTATTATCGGAGTTAGCGACGGTGACGACGCTACGGCTGTCGATGCTGCCGGCTTGCTTGCTGCTGAGGCCAGCCTTGCCGGTGCCGGTGTCAACCTCAACAACGTTCAGTTTGTTGTTGATAGCCGCATGCACGAAGACATTGCCGGGCTTGCTTTGATCAACAGCATTGATTCGGTCATCGACCGTAGCGGTGCCACGCTGCGTGCCATGGGATACCCGTACTACGTTACGGATCTCATGACTCCGGGACAAGGCACCACGCCAACCGGTATCTTGGCCGACTTCAACATGGCTGGTGTACTTGGTTTCTTCGGCGGTCTCGACATCGTTGTTAACCCTTACACGCTCGACCTGTCGCACCAAGTGCGCATCAGTGTCCATCGTTATGCTGACGCTTCCGCCCTCCACGGTGGCGCAGCTTACACGTTCCACGACCAGTCAGCGTAATAGCTACCGCATAAGAATGGGAAGCCCGGCCACGTGTCGGGCTTTCCTATTTTTAGGGCATGCAAGTAGACATCACAGGTGCTGCAGTAGATCAGGATACCATCATCACGGTAAGCGATCTAAAGGCACACATGCGCGTCACTCACACGCAAGAGGATACGTTGATCGGCGCACTGCGTTCGGCAGCGATTGCATGGGTGGAAGAGCATTGCAACATCAAGCTGGGCAGCTACACCGCACGCGGGTACCTGCCTGGGTTCTACAACAGCTACATTCCAATCGGGCCGGTGACCGCGATCAGCGAGGTGAAGTATCAGACGACGGCCGATACCGACTACGATACAGACCTTACCACCTTGGCAGGTACGTATTGGTTTACGGACCTCATCAGCCAGCCGGCACGCATCGCGTTCCGCGACTATCCGCACGTGTACGACTACGCACTTACGCCGGTGGTGGTTACGTTCACGGCAGGATATACCACTATGCCTGCGCCTGTCCTCCAGGCTATCCGCTTGCTTGTCGCTCACATGTACGAGAACCGGCAAGAGGAAATTACCGGCCCGATCACGACCCGACTGAAGTTCGGCCTTGAGGCGTTGTTGAATCCGTACCGCATCATCTACCAGCCATGAAGAACGCCGGACGACGGGACAGGTACATTACGCACCGCGCCGAAACGCTAACTCAAGACGACTATGGGCAACCGACGGTTAGCACCACGACGGACACCGCGATGTGGGCAGAGGTGGTGTACGCCGGCAGTGCTAGCGAAAGCAAGAAGGCATACCAAATTTTTCCGCAGCGTGACGTGGCGTTTATTGTTCGGCATCCCAACCCGACGGACGACCCTGCGGGTGTCTCCATTTCTCAGGATGACTCCATCATCTTTGAAAGCAGGGAGTACGATATACTGGGTTTTGAGGAAATAGGAAGGCGCGACGGGTTGCGCATATTCTGCAAAGAAAAGGGAACCGATGGCCGGTAATATTGTAGGATTCGAAGTTGTAATGCGTGGCATGTCGAGGATTGCCGAATGGGGCAGCAGCGGCGACAGGAAAAACCTGCTTAAAATCCATAAAATCGTAGCCCGCATCGGGCAAAAATCTGTCAAGCGCACCATAAGTAATGCGAGCGGCACTGTTTATGTCCGGCGGTCCGGCAGGTATGGAGGAAAAAAGGGACCAAGCTACGACATACAAAAAGGCACTTTGAAACGCAGCATTAAGGTGTTTCGCTCAATGGGCAGCCAGGTTAATGTTATGGTCGGCCCGCGATCCGGTACGGTAGATAAAAAAATGAGCGGACCGGAAGCGGGTGTAATTCGCAATGATGGTTATTTCGCCCACTTCATACACGAGGGCGATTTACCTGACCACATGGGCGGGAAAGGTTCATACAATGGACCGAACAGAAATTTTTTTGAGCGCGGCATTAATCGTGTTCGCGGTGCTATGAGGGCAAAGCAATTAGAGTTGTATCGACAGGCATTCGAAAACTATATGGGAAAGTAGAAATGGAAATAGGTAAAGCCGTATACAAGCTGTTAAAGGACAGCGTTGATGTGGATGCCATTTGTGCTGACCGTATCTATCCGGAGATGGCGCAGCAGGACGTTGATGTGCCGTTCGTTGTGTACACCGTTACCGACACCACACCGAGCGCAACCAAAAACGCCACGTCTAAGCTGGACACCGGGCGTGTTGAACTGTACTGCATCAGCGACGACTACGAACAGGCAATGAATTTGGGCATTGCTGTCCGCACGGCGCTTGACAGGCAGTCAGGCACGATCAGTGCGGTGGAGGTGCAAAGCATCGACTTCGACACCAGTGATGTTCAATATGACCCGGACCAACGTGTGTACGTGCTGGAGCAGACCTATGACGTGCGCATCCAGCGCACCGGCACCGCGCAGGTGGTAAGCCAATTCCCAGGCAACACTTTTACTGTTCAAGAGGTCGACGGCGACCCATCGGGCGCGGTCAACAAGCTCGTGTTCAGCAACGGCACGGTAACTATTGTCGGCAATACGGCCACCATCGAAAGCGGTGCGGGCGGTGGCACGCTTATCGTCCGCGAGGATGACGGCGGCAACAGTGCCGAAACCAGCATCTTGGAATTCCCTGTTGACAGCATCACGCACAGCGCAGGCACGGCAACGCTTGACGCGCTGCAGATGCTTGCTTCAGCTATCGGCGACGATCAGAACGTTACCGGCACATACTTCGCCAACGGGCTTGTAGGCGACTTCGACCAGGACGGTTACGTCGGTTCAGCGGACCTCATCATTTTCTTGGGCTGGTTCGGCTACAGCGTCGAAGACATACAGCTAGCTGTCGACCGCGCAACGGCGTTGCAGACGGACAACAACTCTCCGTTTTTCGCCAACGCGCAGCACAGTTCGGCTGTCGCTACCAAGACCGCACTGGAGAACGCCGGCCACGTCGTCGAATACTTCGAAGGCATCAACACTGCCTTGGGCGGTGGCTACGTGCCGGACTGGGAGAGCGATACGGATCCGGACAACACTGTGCGCCGTACGCTGTACATCTCAAGCACCAGCTTTCCAACGTCGCTGAGTCAGTTCCAGGTGTATCCGCTTGGGCCGTATGACGACACTGCACGCGCTACCGTGCAAGCTGTAATCGATGCGTTCATGCAGGGCAGCACAGGCAACGTAAGTATTGTCTGCATCCGCACGCTTATCAGCGCCACGCCTAACAAGCTGCTCGACACTTACACCGGCGCGGCAGCGGCTTACAGTGTGCGGCTACTGGACAAGGACTACACAGGCAACTGCATGCGTATCAGGCGTGACAGCGACGATGCCGAAACAGATATTGGGTTTGATAGCTCAGGCGACCTGGACACCGCGTCGATTGCTTCGCATTGCGGCAGCGCCAATGGCTACGTGGTTACGTGGTATGATCAAGCGAACGTCGGCGGCACAGCCAACAACGCATCCCAAAGCACAACAACACTGCAACCACAGATTTATAACGGCACGGCAGTTATAACTGAAGGAAGCAAGCCAGCCCTGTACACAAACAAAAGCGGCTCCTTGTCATTTAGCTCAGCAATTACAACAGCTTTGACTATGATTTTTGTGGGCAAAATGACACGTTTTGCCTACAACAGGGTCGTTGGTAACAGTTTAGAGCTGCACCATGTGAGTACTGGTTGGTTGAATGCATTAGCTGGTAACGAGAAGTTCAATCCTACAGCCATTAGCATAAACGGCACAAACGACACAACGTCGCCATATGGTTCAAACTTAATCAACGCCTACCATTCTGCTTTTGCTATAGGAAACGGCGTGGGTAGTAGCGGATTAACTTCTATTGGTTGGTCGGGTGTTTTAGAACGCAGTTTCGACGGCAATCTCCAAGAGGTTATTATCTACAGTGCGAGTCAATCTACCAACCGCACCGGCATCGAGTCTGACATCAACGATTACTTCAGCATCTACTAATGGCTACCGTCTACCTTCCCGTCACCGCCCGCCTGAACCTCACCAGCGAGCAACGCGCCAAGGGCATAAGCCGCGAGCTGTACAACCTGAAGCTGCCGAAGGTGTTGCACGAACCAGGGCGCACCACCACCATGCTGCTGGCCACCATCCAGCACCCGACAACGGGACAGTGGGCATGCGTCGGTGATACGGATTTGACGATTACGGTGCATCCACAGCGTGACCTTCACGCGCTGATAGCATTGTTCCCACAGCTGACGCAGGAAGAGCGCGACGCGATGACGTACTACATAAGCACTAATCCGGTGGTGGCGTTCCAGTATCTAATGCCGTCAGACAGCGAGATACTGACGCAGGAACAAGCAGAGGCAGCAGGGTGGTTCGGCGATACCGTTATGCCCTAAATTGCCTACATGGATTTGATTCTTGAGAACTGGGCAGCTCTTGCCCTTGCAGTATTGGCGGCCCTCGATGTCTACGTTTCGCTGACTCCCAGCAAGCGTGACGATCAGGTGGTGGGCTACCTTCGCATCATCATCCAGACCATCAGCGGCAAAAGCAAAAAAGCACAGAAATAATGGCGATCCTTAACGGAACAGTTTTTCTCTTGAGTCTCGACGGCACAGCACTTGCCGACCAGACTGAAGGCAGCATTTCCATCAACATGGAAACGCGGGACATCACAACCAAAGACAGCGGCGGATACCGTGAGCTGTTGCCCGGTTTGCGTTCAGCATCAATTAGCGTTAGCGGTCTCATTGACGACGACAATGCCGGTGGCGCGGGTGGTGTCCTGTTTGCGTTCATTGACGACGGAACAACGGATGCGGTGCGCGATCCGGAAATAGCTGTCATCTTTGGATTGGATGACACAGCAGACGACTACCACTATACTTGTAATGCGATTGTGACAAGCATGGAAGTAAGCGCAGGTACCGAGGACAACGTAACCTACAGCGCCACGTTGGAGGTTACTGGACCCATTACCCAGGTCGTTCTTTAATGCAAATTGAATTGAGCGGCAAGCAGTTCACGCTGCGTTGCGACATGCGGGCACTGGCTAACGCCAAGAAGGAAGCCGGCATTGAGATTGGTAAGCTGTCCGATGATGTAGTAGAAATCGGTACGTTGGTGTACTACATGGCCCAGTCCGGTGCCAAGCATGCCGACATTCCTTTTAAATACACTGCGGATGATTTTTTGGGCCTAATCGACATCAGCGATTTGGAGAAACTTGGCAACGCTGTCACCGACATGATGGGTGGCGGCAAGCAAAAAAAAAGATGAGGGCAAACCGGTAACGTTTGCTGATTGTGTTAAAGTAGGGTTGGGCCAATTGCGGCTCGACCCTACTGCGTTTTATGACATGACGTTTAACGACTTCCTGTTGGCGGCTGATGGGTTCCACCGCCTAGAGGAAGTGCGGCAGCAGCAAGAATGGGAACGTACCCGATGGCAAACGCTCTTGTTATTATCGCCACACACCAAAAAAGGTCACCGGCTCAAGCCTACGGACCTTTGTACCTTCCCATGGGAGAAAGCAACCAAGAAAAAGCGCAGTAATAAACTGCTAGAAAAGGAATTGAAAAGGATTAGCAATGGCCAAGCTAGGTGATTTAAAGGTGGTTGTAGGTCTGAGTAAGTCAGGTCTAAGCAAGCTGAACGGCGACATACGCCGAATGAAAAGCAATTTCAACCGCAATTTTGGTGAGATTGGGCGCATTGCAAAGCAGTTGGGTACTGCAATCATTGGCGGCATTGGCGTAGGTCTTACAGCCGTATTGAAGTCAGGAGCACAGCTGCAAACCATGCGCGTTGGCTTCCGGTCCATTATGGGCGGCGCAAAGGAAGCGGCTGACATGGTCAACAAGCTGAATGAGTTTACAGCGAAAACGCCGTTTCAGCTTGAAGAAGTCTCAAAGAGTGCGCGGCAACTGTTAGCCGTGGGCACTGCAACAGACGATATAAACGACAAGCTGAAAATGCTTGGCGACATTGCTGCGGCCTCTGGCAATCGTTTATCAGACATTACAGCAGCGTTTTCAAAGGTGCAGGCAAAGGGTAAGGTAGAGCTAGAAAGCCTTAACCAACTAGCTGAACGCGGCATTCCAATATTTGACGAACTCAAAAAAGTTACGGGTGATGCAAACCAAAAGTTTGGAGCGGGTGAAATAACGATAAGGCAGTATAACCAGGCGTTAAAAAACATGGTAGCAGAGGGCGGTTTCGCTCAAGGTGCCATGGAAAATCTGTCCGAGACGTTGGATGGCAGAGTTTCGACGGCACTAGACAATGTGACGCAGGCCCTAGGAAAGTTTGCTGAAAAGTCGGGAATGCTGGAAGCGGTGTCTAATGTGTTAGACGATTTCACCGAAAGCTTACAAAAAGCTTCACTCAATGCAGACGATCTGCAAACCAGCCGAGACCTAGTCTATGATATTCGACTAGAGTTTAAAGAGGCGCATAAAGGCAATATCGAAGACATCATGAACAAGGCGAAAGCCGCGTTGGATGAGTCCTTCATACTGCAGCAAGAATTAGGAACTGAAGCGTCGAAGCGTCATTATGACGGCGCAAAAAAGCTTTACGATGATGTGGTAGAGGCTTTTGCCTTTAAGGATACCACCCTAAGCACATTGCCTGATGCTCCATTGGGTGGTACAGGTGATGCCGATGAAACACTGGAAGAGTTTGACAAGCGCAACGAGAAACTAAAAGAGCTGCGAGAAGAAAAGGAACGTTTAGCAGATGCAACCAGACAAGTCATTGTTACGGCACAGGATGAAAAAGAGGCTTTGGATGCAATGGTGGAGACATATAGCGCCCTTGATCACACTATAAAAGATATTCAATTTGAAGAGGAGGAAGAGTTGTTCGAAGAAGATTTAGCGGACAGAATTGAAGAGGGAAATAGATTAATACGTCAGTCGACGATAGCTGCCGCTAACCTGAACAAGGTATTTAGCATAACAGGCGATGTGGTCAGCGCAGCCTTTGCCAACATTCAAGATAAAAGCCAAGGGTTCCACATGTTTTTAAAGCAAATGTTTACCGACCTACTAAAACGTGTGGTTTCACTTGTAGCCGCTTTCGCTGTTTTGTCGTTGTTTATGGGCGGCAGTGCAAAAGCGCTACAAGCATTAGGTGCTAAAAGTTTCAAAGGTTTTTTGGGTGCGGGTCTAGGCTTTAAAGGTTTGCTGGGCGAGGGTTTGCCTAAGATGGCTTCTGGCGGACTTTTTACCGGCAGCAGCTTGGCGATGGTCGGCGAAGGCCCAGGCACGAGCATGATTAACCCTGAAGTTGTGGCACCTTTAGACAAGCTCCAGCAAATGATAGGCGGCGGCAACGTCACCGTAACCGGCAGGCTGGACGGCCGCGACATCTTGATAAGCAGCGAACGCGCCGGCTTCGACCGCAACCGAGTAAGAGGATTCTAATGGCAGGCAACAGGCTATACAGCGAGTTTCAGAACGACATTGGCGACGTATACCGCGTCAGCATCTACGACACTAATGCGTTGTGGAACCCGGCGAGCGCTTCGACGTTTAAGCTAGGCAGTGACGGCTTTGTGTTGTCCTACAGCGGCAACAACGAACAGCAGCATCAGCCTATTATACCTAGTACGGTGGAGTTCACCTTGTACGAAGAAACGTCAGCACATACGCAGACGCTCGACCTTATGTTTAGCCATCCTGAAGGGCGTTTGTTGCTGGAGATCTACAGCGACCCGGACGGCGACAATGACATTTATTGGCGCGGTGTCATTCTTGCCGAGCAGGTGGAACGCAGTGACGAACCGTTTCCAACGGCTGTGCGCATCACCGCCAGCG